ATTGAAATTGGAAGAAAGTCTAATGGCGAGATTGGATATATTGGACATATTCCATCTGCAACAATGAGAGTTCGTAGAACCAGAGATGGGTTTGTTCAGATAGTTAGCGGAAAGGCAGTATTCTTCCGTAACTTTCAAGACACTACCACAAAGAATCCAATGACAGTTGATCAAAGACCAAACGAAATTATTCATATTAAAAACTACACTCCCAATAGCACATACTATGGCGTGCCAGCAATTGTAGCCGCTAAAAATGCTATGGCAGGCAATGAATTCTCGTCAAGATTCAATCTTGAATACTTTGAGAACAAAGCAGTTCCAAGATATGTATTCTGGCTTAAGGGCGCAAAAATGAGCCGCGAATCTGAGGAAAGGCTCTTTGAGTTTTTTCAGCATAGTTTACGCGGTCAAAGTCACCGTACTGTTATAATTCCCTTACCAGCAGATACACCAGACTCTAAGGTAGAAATGAAGATGGAGGCCATTGAGTCTGGCATTCAAGATTCTTCATTTAGTAATTATAATAAATGGAATGATCATCAGATTCTTATGGTTCACCGCACACCAGCATCTAAGGTCGGCTCAACTGAGGGAATTGGCCTTGCTGCCGCAAGAGAAGCAGACAGAACATTTAAAGAACAGGTGTGTCGCCCAGCACAAGACTCATTAGAAAAGAAAATTAATAAAATAATTGAAGAGAAGACTAATATATTTAGATTTGAATTTAATGAACTTACTCTTACTGATGAGGAAACACAATCTAAAATAGATGAAAGATATCTTAGAATGCAAGTTATTACTCCAAATGAAGTTCGCCCAAGGCTTGGTCTTGCAAGTACTCCAACTGGAGATACGCCAGTTGTTTTGTCTCCACAACAAAAAGCAGAACAAACAGCACAGACAACTGGAAATAGAACACGCGATCAACAAAGGGCTGCAAATCAGTCCGATGGAAATGAAACAGGTCGTGCAACACAAGGCGATGGAAGACAACAAAACTAAATAACTTAAAGGATATATAATTATAATATGACACAATTCTCTAAAGCACATTTTGAAAGTGACGGTAACAGTCTTAGGTTCACTATGCCAATTGCAAAAGTGGATCAGGAAAAAAGAATTGTTAGCGGATTTGCAACCTTAGACAATATAGATCGTCAAGGTGATGTACTTCTATCAGAAGCATCAAAAAAAGCATTTGAAGGTTTTAGAGGTAATGTTAGATTAATGCATCAACCAATACCTGCTGGAAAAGTAGTATCGTTTAAAGAACACACGTTCTTCGACCCAAATACATCTAAAACATATAGCGGTGTATTTGTTGATGCTTATATATCTAAAGGTGCTGAAAACGTTTGGCAGATGATCCTTGATGGGACATTAACTGGATTTTCAATCGGTGGAAAGATTGTAGATTTTGAGCCAGCAACAGATAAGGAAACTGATCAACCAATAAGAATTGTTAAAAAATACGAACTGATGGAGTTGTCTCTTGTGGATAGTCCAGCAAACCAATTTGCAAATATTTTGTCAATAGAAAAAGTTGACAACCAAATTGTTACAACTGGTATTGCTACAGGATTTTCTACAGAAAATATTTTCTGGTGTAAAGAGCATGAAATTGCTATTCCAGAAACATCAGATTCTGTTAACTGTTCTATATGCGATATTCCAATGGAAAATATTGGGTGGGTTGAGTCAGAAGATCCTTCAAAAGAATTAGAAATAGCGAAGATGGTGAAATCAATTATGCAAAAAGGTAAAAACGCTGATGAAATGCGTTATGTAAATGAAAAAGATCAAGGCATGAAAAAGGATGGGTCTGGTGTTGTTACAGGACATGCTGATTGTGCAGACTATGGCGTTCTAGACTCTGAAGGTCAACTTATTGGTTGCTACACAGATTTTGAACAAGCACATAATGCACTTACAATGTACTTTGAAGAAGAGTACGCTGGTACAGAAAAAGCAGTTAACCCAGTTGAAAAAGAGACCATAACTAATCAAACTGCTACCAACAAGGTTCCAGAACAAGGACTTGCTGGTGGCGTTTCAGGCGCAATGAAAAAACCAAAGAAGAAAGTTATGCTTAAAAGAGGCAAGGGCGATGTTAAGCCTGGAGATTTTATTGCATATCCAATGACTAATACTAAAAAACCAAGTAACTATGAGCCAACTTCAGGCGCTGTTACCTACAAAAAAGGCAAGGTTGAATCAATTCATACATCTGGAACAATTAGAATGAAGGGGTCAGGTACTATGATTAAGCCAACCCAAGATAAACCCATTGCAATTGTTAGGCTTTATGAAATGAATTCTGCAAAAAAGTATTCACCTACACAAAGAATGGTTGCAAAAGAAATGCATCAACTTACTAAGTTGAAGCCAATTAACTATTCTATGGGGCCATCAAGTGGATTTTATAATACAGTTCCTGGAACTACTAATAAACCATCAGGAGCAAAGCCTATGCCTAAGACATCAAAACCAACAAAGCCAAGTGCTGATGTATTCAATGTTAATCCTAAGACAACAATAAAACCATTGCTTGAAAAGGATAAAGGAATTAATTATTCACAAGGTCCAAAAACTGGTGAATACAACACAACCCCTGCAACCACAACTAGACAAATAATGAAATCAGATGTGTTATTTAATTTAACTAATCTTGTTTCACAGCATAATAGAAAATGTGGTAACGTAGAATACAAGAACGTAAACTTTGATATAATTAAAGAAGTTTATAATCGTGGTCTAGATGCATATAACTCAAATCCAGGATCGGATTTGAGCGATGTTGCTTCAGCAGAGAGATGGGCAATGGCTAGAGTTAACGGATTCCTTTCAATAGCAAAGAATTCAAAACTCAAAAATGATCCATATGACACAGATCTGCTGATAAAGGGGCATCCATTATCAACTAGAATCGATGAAACAGAAGATGAAAATCTTATTCTAATAAAAGAAGGAGGTGTTGAAGTGGCTGATAATACAGAAAGCCCAGAGTTTGACACCGAAGTCGAAGAGGTAGAGTTCGAAACTGAAGAGTTTGTTGAGGATACAGATGATTCAGAGTTAGAAGTTGAAAACGTTGATGGTGAAGATTACGCCGAAGACACTTCTGATCAATTTGATCTTACTAAGGCTTTTGGTGAACTTAGAGAGTTAGTAGAAGAATCTATTTCAAAAACAGTTTATTCAAATACTGAAGGACTTGCAAATATTTCAGAATCAGTTCTAGAACTTGCAAAGTCTATTGATACAAAGATTGGTCAACTACAATCAAAGTACGAAGAATTAACAAAAGGTTTTGCTGATATTTCCTACAGAGTAGACTCTGTAGAAGAAGATACAGCAATTAAGAAGTCTGGAGAACTAGAATATAGTGCCCCAGAACAACCTATGATGAGAAAATCATTATGGGGTGGACGTTTCCTCAACTCCGCAGAAATATTTAACTGAATAAAAAATATATGAAAGAGAGGTGTAAATAAATGAGCGATATTATTAATAAGGCAGTCACCAACGTTGGTACTGGTGCAGTTGTTTCCGATCTTCTTGCCGCTACAAATGGTGGTAACATGGAGAACTTAACTTCTAACCCAGCAACACAGGCTGGTGGTACTTTAATGCCTGAACAGTCCCGTATGTTCCTTGACTATGTGTTTGATCAAATGGTTCTCGGTAATGACGGTCGTCGTCAGGTTATGCGTTCCAATACAGCAGAATTTGATAAGATTCAGGTTGGAACACGCTTACTGCGTAAGGCTTCACAAGCAACAGAGAACATTCTTGATGCAGGTGCAGGAACAATCGGATGGCAAGCCCGTGGCGCACAATTCACTAAGGTGGAGATTGTGACTACAAAGTTCCGTTTGGATTATGAACTCTCAACTGAGGGTCTTGAGGACAACATTGAGGGCGCTGCTCTTGAGGATCACATTGTTCGCCTAATGGCAACACAATTTGGTAATGACCTTGAGGACATTGCAATTAACGGTTTGGCTGCACAAGGTACAGCATCATATGCAGGAACAACTTACCCATACACATTGGATGGATTCGTTGCCCTTGCTGATGGTTCTGCTGGTGGAACACACTTTGGTACTGCTGCAACAATTACAACAGCATCACAGTACTTCACAGCAGCAACAACTTCAGGACAGGTTAAGACAGGTTCAGCAGTTGTACTATTCGAAGCACTCTACAATGCTCTTGGACGTAAGTACAAGGCACGCAGAGGAGATCTTAAGTTCTATGCTTCAACAAAGAACGTACAACAACTGATCACTGACTTACGTCAGGTTGGCGTTGGAAACTTCCCAGATGTAACAGCACAGAATGTTATGACTGGTCAGCGTCCCCGCGTCGGCGGTCCCGCAGGTATGACAACTGAGATCTTTGGTATTCCAGTAATGGAAGTCCCACTGTATCCAGATCACTTCGTTGATCTGACATTCCCACAGAATAGACTTTGGGGATTCCAGAGAGACGTAACAGTCCACCGCGAGTTCCGTCCAAAGAAGGACACAATTGAATATACTGTTTATGTCCGTATGGGCTTAAACGTTGAAGAGTTATCTGCAATGGCTAAGGCTAACGCCGTAACAGGCTGATAATCTAACAATAAGTTTGGGGCCACTTCTAGTGGCCCCTTTCTTATTTATTGAATGTATAGTAAAATAGATATGAGGTGACTTAAGTGATCGAATATTTAAGGTCAGACAATGCTGAATTACAAATAAGTTTTACTGCTGCAAGCGGTGTTACGTCTGTTGTTTTTTCAGCATATGATTTAGATACTGCAAGTTTTGTTCAGTCTGGAAATACGTCTTCAGCGGCATCACAAGTATTTACTGGAACATTAACAACAGACTCTACTAAGTATGACAGAAACTTAAAGATTGAATGGGTTAGTAGCACTGCATCTGGCGCAAGTAGCACTATTTCTTATTATTCAATGAAAAGACCATATGCAACTGTGTCTAGGATTAAAGAACTAGTAGACATTGACACAACAACAGTTAGTAACTTAACTCTAACAAAGTATGAAAAAAAAGCAAGATTGTTTATTGATGCTTATACTGGAATAAGGTTTGCAAAAGAATATGATTCTATTGTTGCGTTTGGAGATAACTCAGATACCCTCTTAATGCCAGTGCCCGTATTGAAAATAGATCAAATATATGAAGATGATATTCTTGTATATGATTTAAGTACGATTGGAGCATCCGTTAATAAATTTGACTACACCATTGAGGTTGGACCATCAAAAACAATTATTAAAATTAAAAACGATGCTCTGTTAAATATTGGTGGTATAAATGAGTTTCCAGATACAAACTTAATTAGAGGAGCCTCAACATTTGTAAAAGATAGAGCATATAGAATTGTTGGTGCATTTGGCTTTGAATATGTTCCTAATGAGGTGGAACTTGCAACAGCATTATTAGTGGATGATTATATTTGTAACGATTGGAATATACGAAACAAAGGAATTGAGTCTATAAAAACAGACTCCTATGATCTTCAATATGGAAAAATGTTTGCTAGTGGAACTGGAAATCTTTTGGTTGATTCTCTTCTTGCACCTTGGGTGGGTCAACCAAGATTTATGGTGATCTAAATGGTTAAATGTATTGCTTCAACATCATATACCATGAAAGCAGATATATATCAGCCAACAGTAACTCAAGATGCTACCGGAGCAGTTGTAAAAAATTGGACTTTTGAAAAAACTGTAAGTTGTTATGTAAAAGGAATTCTAAGTACTGGTTTAGGAAAAAACTCTACAGAAGTTTCTATAGATTATTTAATAAACATGTTAAACTCATTGGTTAAATTTAGATCATCAGAAGTTATTCCTACTAATAGAAGAGTTGTAAGAATTAGAAACAATTCAGGAGTTGTATTTTTAGAAAATCAAGACTCGTCTTCAGATGGCGGTTTTCAGTCATCAACTATATTTGAACCAAGAGGGTCAACTGCAATATTTAATTTTGATGGATCTGTTATAGAATATGAAACTGTATTGAAAAGACAAGAAATACAAAGGCTTGGTGCATAGTGGCAATTAAGATGACAAGAAGAAGCGTTGACGATGGTGGAATGCCAGATAAAATTCTTGCTTTAAATGCTTATGACATTTCAGTTATTTCTTCAGTTCATAGTGGCGCAAATAAAAAAACAATAGAAAATAATGCAGCAAAAATAGTTGCATCTTATTTTGAAAACTTAATAGACGCAAAAGCAAGAGCAAATCACTCTAACTTACATCATGTGTATGAATTTGATCAGACTGGACAAAAAAATGCACGCTTATTTAAGAAAACTATTTCTAATAATGGAGCGGGCGCTGTAATATCGTTTACGTTTCTAGACTCTAAAATGCCTAATAGAAATGGTCAAATTTTTTATAAGAAGGCTGTTGTTATGGAAAAGCAATTAAAGCCAGTTGTGATAAATCCAAAAACAACAGGCTTTTTAGTATTTCAATTAGCCAATGGTTCTTTTGTGAAAACAAAAAAATCAATAGTTGTTAGAAATCCAGGCGGAGATACTAAAAACATGTTTGAAAATGAATTTAATTCATTTATTTCTACT